TACACCAGCAGATAGCGATGGCACCACGCCTTCCAATCGTTCGTCGCGCGGTATTGCAGCCACGCGCCTTGATAGCTGATCACTTGCCCGTCGACGCGCTTCTGCCCACCGCGTTCGCCCGTCACGATGCTGACCCAATCGCGGGCGCCATCTTCGAGAGTTGGGTAGTCAGCGAAGGGGCGCACGGTTTTGTACACCGTCTTGCCGTGCAACGTGCCGACTGGCGTGAGTGGACGGTTGGGGTACTTCGCCCGCCACCATCGCGCCTCATCGTCCGTGAGTACTTCCTTTGTCGCCACCATGACAGTAAGCGCGTGCCGCGCCGCGGCGGTGATGCCGAAGTGGTTATGCTTGCCGATGATCGCGCTACCCCATCCGCATTCCACGGCAGAGTGCGCGATCATCACATGGGCAGGAACACCGAATAGGCTCTCCATCTTCAGCGCGACGGGCGCAATGGTGGAGAGCCACTGGTCACGGTTCATTAGTTCCCCAGATATCCGTAGTTGCGAGCGATTGTCACGACCGTTGAGCGCGGCACGAACTTCGCTACGCCGATGCCGACGGCCAGCAGGTACTTCCACGGGTCCGTCTGGTTCAGTTCGCCTTCGATCACGATCGGGTCCGGTTCGGGCTGATACTCGACAGCCCGGAAGCCAGCGCCCTTGAGGAACTGGTACACGTTTTCTGTGATCGGAATTTCGTGCATATAGCCAGAGCCAGATGCAACGATGCCGATCACACCCTGCGGCAGAACCATCGTCACGAAATAGCGCCCGATGAGGTTTCCGCCCTTATCCTTTTCCTGCACTACGATTGCGACGGGCGGTCCACCGGGGACGGCGTAGTCACTGACTTTCAACTGAAAACTCTGCGGCATTACTTAACCTCCTGGACTTTTTCGTACAGCCCCGCCACCTTGGTAAACGGCAGAGCGTTTTTCACCTCATCGGTGAGATTGGAACCATTAAAGGCAGCGGCAAACGACGCGCCGAAATACGGCACGACGGGCGACTTGCCCCAGAACTGCTGCTGCCGATACTCGTGCAGCTTTTTCGCGTAGAGCGCAAGTGCTCTGCGGTAGATGTGGTCCGCGCGTTCCAACTGCTCGTACTCCGCGATGGCGCGGTTTGTCGCTGGATCGTTGAGTACGTTGGGCTCTGCTGGCGGCGGCGGTAGTTTGCTGGCTGGCGTCAGATCCTCCGGTACTGGTCCGGGGTCCTTCGCGTTGGTGATGCCTTGGCCGGGGGTATTGGTGGTACCCCACGGCGTTTTGATTTGCTCTGACATGTTCGTTATTTCCCTCCCGGTACAATCAAAATGTGGGCAAAGTGAAACGTATTCGCGTCACCTTGCATTAATGAGTGCGATGAGATACTTAATCCTGATTGCGATTGCTGGTTCGCTGATGGCCGCTGAGCCTGCCGCTTCCACCGTGTCCGGTTCCGACTGGCGCACCGCTTACCGTTGGTCCGTTGCCTCGCTGGTTGCCACGACCACCATGGATGCCGTTTCCTCGGCAGGGCTCACGGAGCGTAACCCGCTGCTGCGTTCGGCGGATGGCGGATACGGTAAGCGCGGTGTTGCACTAAAGGCTGGCATCACGGCTGGCGTGCTGGCGTCACAGTACTTCGTGCTGCGCAAGCACCCGGAACGCCGGAAGCTGGCCGCCGTGGTGAACTTCGCGACGTCTGCGGGATTCGCCGTTATTGCCTCGCGGAACTTCCGGGTGCAGTGATTACCACTCGATCAGCACGCCGCCCGCCGCTCCAGCCCCGCCAGCGTAGCGCGTGCCTGCGTTAGTGCTGCCACCCGCGCCGCCTGCACCGATCCCTCCGCCTACGCCGCCCGTGGTGGTGGTGGGGATTCCAGGGAATCCGAGCGCACAGCCTCCACCGTGCCCACCTACGTAGATACCTGCCGCCACCGCAATCGATGCCCCAGGATTAGGACCAGCGCCAAGCACAGAGTTCCCGCCTGAGATGTTTGAGCCACCGCCGCCGCCACCACTGGTATCGCGTAACTCAGGCCGAGTCCCGCCCACAGTCCCACCAGGCGAACCGTCCGCATTGGTCGAAGGGCACCCACTCTCGCCACCTGTGCCGAGAGTCTTCCCGCCCTTGCCGCCAAATACTGTGATGGTTGCTGACAGGCCACCGCCTGATAGGGTAGTATTGCCGCCGTTACTGCCGTCCGCTCCGACGCCTCCACCTGACCCACCGGAGCCATACGTAATGGTGATCGTCTGCCCTGCGGTCACGCCATAGACGGCCTCCAGCACTTGCCCCGCGCCGCCACCGCCGCCGCCATTGGGCGCAGCATTGCCACCGCCGCCGCCGCCACCGCCGCCCCAAGCCTTGATCATCACTTGGCTAATGCCAGTGGGCACCAGGAAATTGCCGCTGGTCAGATACGAGAAGCGCTTGCCGATGTTTGCGACGTTGTTCAGTAGTTCGTTCTGTGTGGCCTTCACTTCCGCGCAAAGCTGGTTGATGACGTCCGCGACTAGATTGCCATAGACCGCCGCGCCTCCCGCGTGCGATGCCGCCGTCGTGCCATTGATGCCGCGCGTCAGGCTCGTGAACGTGTTTCCGCTACGACTCGCGGCGTGGATTTGCTCGCTATCAATCGTGAGCACAATGGGCGTGTTGACGTTGTTGCCGACGGCGTTTTGAATGGACGCTACCGTCAGGCTCGTGTCGCCCGTTCCGATGCTGCCAACCAGCGTTGTCTGGTAGTTGTCGGTCACCGGGACCAAATCAGTATCGGTCGCAACGGTACTCGGGAATACTGCTGAATTGGGATTAGCCATAGATCACTGCCTCAGTTTTCGGGTGAAAAACTCTCTGAAGTCCGACAACAGTTCGCCGCTGCGGGATACCTGCATCTCGTATTGCACGTTGGCCTCGTACTCGCCGTTGGTCATCCAGTCCCACCCGATGGTGGCTCGGACGCTGGTGATGCCGTACGGCCCAGACAGCCCAAGCGAGGGAAGATAGATGTTGATTCGCTGCCCCGGCTTTGCGCCGTGCTCCCTGTGCGCGATAGTCGCCTGATATTCCGTGCGGTACTTGCGAAGTTGCGCTGCCGCGAATATCGCAGCCGTTGCCGCGTCAGTCGTCCGTAGTTCTTCGATCTTGTCCCACGTGCCCCAATCGGTAATCTCGCCGGCGTCCGAATCAGTGACCACAGTGCCGTCTTCCAGCACCAGCACTTCGCGATTGCGGTAGTTCTCGTCTGACTCGCTAACGTCAATGCGCTCCGTGCGGCCCATGTGGAACGTGTAGGTGCCGTCGATTTCAAACGGGCAGAGCCGATCAGCGGATTGGGCGAAGTACAGATTCGCGAATTCGTCGACGTGCCACAGGTACGGCGGATCGCCCGTCAGCGCGGAGAGTTCGTTGAAGACGTCAGCCACATACATCGGGCGCGTGATGGCGTAAGTGAGTGTTGGGCCAGTCGCCACTCCGGTTGTGGTGATGCCAAAGCTCGGCATGTAGGTTGAGACGATATCTTCAACGATGAACTCCAGCGTTTGCCCGGTCCATGACGGGTTGTCCCTGATCGCCACGCGCCGAAACCAGTGTGTGAAATCCGTGCATTCGATATCGAACTTGCGGGACCAGAACTTCCCCGCGACGGGCGCTAAGCGTTGGTCGTCGAGCAGGTTACTGTTGAGCATGAAAGACGCGCTGCTTTCAATCGGCTCGTGCTCATACAGCGACATACTCCAGCGGCGGATTGTGCCGCCAAACAGCGTTCGCGCAAACGGATAGCCGTTCGCCGTCCCACCGTTGAGCATGAATCCGTTGGGCATCGCGGACGCGCCATCGTTGTTGATCACTCGGATTTCAACAGACTCACCGCGCGGCGGGAACCACGTACCGTCGAAATCATCGATGGAGAATCTTGCCTGTGATAGCCCGCCCACCGCAAGCTCGATATCAATCGAAGGCTGAATGACAACGGGCGATCGGTCTACACCGCCGATGATCACCTCAACGGCGTTGATCATGATGCGCCCTGCAGCGCCATTGACCGCGTAATCTGTGTGCCGATGGTGGCAGCGAGCCTGTCGATGGTGTCGCGCGAAAGGTTCTGGGTTGACCCCAGATTGATTTCGCTGATGTTCACCGAAACGGTATTGCCACCAGACACACGCGCTGCAATGGCCTTCTCAACGCGGTCGTAGTATTGGTACTGCGGGATCAGGTAGCGCTCCATTCGATCTTGCCAGCGCGACTCATCGACATCCTGCCGAGTGAACATAACGCCCATCTGTGTGACTGGGCGCATCATCTCCACCATGCGGTCGAACCCGCCCACCATCTGGTACATGTCATCAGCAAGGTTGCGGTTTTTCAGCCTGTCGTAAGCGTAGAACACGGGCGACAGAAGCCCGGAAATCTCACTCATCCATAATTTGAGATCATTCAGTAGGAATGTCGTCACGCCGTTGATGCCGTTCACCACGAGAGTCCGCATCTCCCCAATTGGCGCTGTGTTGCTTTGGATCTTTGACAGCACATCGTTAGCGAACACATTGGATATGCCCTGCAGGCTGAGGTTGATGTTACGCAACCCCTCCGCAATCGTCCCTAGCGTCGTAGTATCTTCAACAACTACCTCGACCTTTTTGGTATTCGTCTCGATGTTTTGCAGCGTGCGCCACAGGTCGTTAGCCTTCGTCATCGAATTGGAAAATCCAGTGGAGACTTCGCCGCGGAATCCGGCGACGTCGGTGAGCAGCGTGCCCGTGTGCCCTTCGATTGCTTGCGCCGCGAGTGTAAGCGTGCCGTTGTCGGTGCCGACTGTGACGCCGCCGCCCAGGTCCAGGATAGCTCCCCAGATATCGTCCATCTTCAGCCAAGTGAACTGAAAGACGTCGTCAATCTTTCGCATCAGGTGCGTTTCGCGGTCCCAATCATCGCGCCTGAGGTTCGCTAGATCGTTCGCCGTCTGTAGCGTGTGCAGAACGATGTTGTCGAGCGCCTTGTTCATGGCGCTCATCTGGAAGTTGCCGACGATGCTGGATACTGCAGTGGCAACCCCCGAGATTGCGCCCACTAGTCCGGTTACGCTGCTACCGATCGCCCCGGCTACCGCTCCGGCAGCATCGCCGCCCGCGCCAGCGGCACCGCCCGCTACGCTACCTGCAGCCCCAGCCGCCCCACCACCGCCACCCAGGACACCCACCAATCCAGATGGGACATTGATGCTACCGAGAATGCTTGTGATTCGGCTTGCCAGTCCTGTTGCTTCGCTGATCCAGCCTGCCGCCATGTTGGCGAATTCGCCCACCAGCGACGTCAGCATGCCCTTGATGCGGTCGCCAAACGATCCGGTGCCGCTGACCAAAGCGTTAATACCCTGCGTGACGAAGCCACTGATATGCTGCATCGCCCCGGTTTTGAATGACTCCCAAGAGCCTGCCATCGCGGTGACGGCTGTTCCGTGCTGAGACTTCAGTGAGTCAGCGCTACTGCCGAACAGCTTTCCAATTGCACCCGTGACAAAGCCGCCCACGTGCGTCAGTGACCCATCCTTAAACTTGCCCCAATCGCCGGGAAGCGCAGCCGTACCCGTCGCGTGTGCCGACTTCAGCGAGTCATTGCCGCCACCGAACAGCTTTGCAATCGCGCCGGAAGCGAGCCCACCAACCAAGCTGATAGCGTTGTCTTTGAACTTTGTCCAGTCGCCTGTGATGAAACTGTCGAGTGCCTTTGCTCCAATAGCGGTCCACGATCCCTCTCCGCTCCAAAGCTTCGCCGTCAGGTCCGCTGCGAGCGCGGCACCTTGCGCACCTACTGCGGTGACCATCGCGCCCATGCCTGTCTGGATGCCCGTCATGGCAGTTCCCGCTGCGGTGGCATGCGTGCCCCAGCTTGTGCCCGCGTCCGTGTTCGCCTTTGGCAGATCCGATCCGATGTACTGAATGCTGGTGGCTATCGTGGCATTCGTTGCAGATTGCGCAAGCCCTTGATTGATAACCTCTGTGTTCATGTCCCGCAGCAGTTGCGGGGAATTGGTCATCGCCAGATTCAGGTTGTCGATGTTGGTTTTCGCGGTGCCTGACTGGTTGATGACCTTCAGCATTTCTGCGTTCAGGTTGGCAAGCGGGTCCTTCAAATCATCGAGCGCCTTCTTGTGGTTGGCTTGCGCCTCGATGTAATCGTTGAGCGGGAGCTTCCCGTTGAAGTACGCCAGCCGCGCCGTTTCCAGTGCCGTATTGAGCGCAACGGTTTTCTTTTCCGAATCGTCGACATTGACCTTCAGCAGACCCAGCGCATCCTTTAGATCCTTCGTCGGGTTCAGCGCCTCGTCTGTCTTCTGCCTATACGTTGCGACGGCTGCGGCGTGCGTCTCTGCGCTGATCTTGCCATCACGGAACGCCTTGTCAATCGCAGCCATCTGAGTATTCAGGTCCTTGACCTTTTGCTCAGAGTTGTAGCTCTCGCCACCTAGATTCTTTAGCGCGGTTTCAAGCGCGTGCGATTCGTCTTTCGCCGCTTTTGCCGCTGCCGCCGCGCGCTTTTTGGATTCAGTCAGCGTGTCTACTTGGCCCGTAGTGGTGCCAGCTTTTTTGCCAGCATCTTCGACGGCTTTATTGTAGTCGTCGGTGGCCTTCTTTAAATCCTTAGCGCTTGCCTCGCCGTTCGTAAACGCCAGCTTTGTGGCTTCCAGGACTTCCTTGAATGCCCTCACTTTATCGGGGTTATGCGCGGTAGTCAGCTTCGTGACCTCAACCGCAGCGGTCCCCGCAGCTTCGCCAGCGTCTTTGGTTTTCGTCTTTAACCCATCGAAGAATCCAGCAACGCCGGGAATGCCCCCGATGGCCGTAACCATCGATCCGACTTTCTCGCTGACTGCCTGCACCGCGCCGGGGATCGGCCCCAGTTTCTCCCAAAGCGTTCCAAGCCATGTGACGACTGTCTGCACCGCAGACACCGCACCATTAATCAGCGAGCCCATCGTATTGAACCCGTCGCCAACCGACTTGATAAAGCTGACGGTGCCCTCGATGGCAATCTTTCCCATCCAGCCAACTACGTCGCCGATGATTCCGGGGATCGGGCCAAGTGAATCGTAGAAGTTTTTGAAGCCTTCCACTGCTGGCGTTAAATCCTTCGTGGTGTCCTGAATCCATTTCAGTAGTGACTGGAGCGCTCCGACGCCAACCTCATTGATCAGCGAAAACAACCCGGATGCAGCAGGCTCCACCAACACGCTGATGGCGTTTGAGAAAGTCTTCCACTGCTCCGTTAAGTCTTCCGTGTCTTTTGCCGCGCCGTTGATCGTCTCCGGGGAATTGCGCAGTTGCTCAAGCAGCGGATCCAGTTCGAATCGGCCTTCCTTGATCGCTGCCGCCATGTCCGGTCCGGCCTTCGCGCCGAACAGTTCCATCGCGATGCGCGTTGCTTCGCCAGCCGTCCCCGCTCCCTTAACCCGGTCGATCAGTTCCAGCAGTGCGGCGTTGGTGTCGGTGACGCCTTCCTTCGCCATCTTTGCCAGCCCGATTCGGAGCGAGCCGAGCACCAGATCAGCATTGACGCCTTCCTTCTCAAACTTCCCAATCAGTGCGGCAGATGTTTCGAAGTCAAACCCCAACTGTCGAAGCGGACCCCCAAATTTCACTACGCTTTCAGATAGAGATGTAACACCGATTCCGGTTGACTGAGAAACCTTGTAAAGCGTATCCAGCGCTGGTCCGGTGTTGGTACCAATCTCATCGGACCAATCGCCGAACACTCGCGTAGTGGACGCAATGATGCCGCTCAAATCCTCGCCCGTCACCCTCGACAGGTTGATGGTCTGAGTGGTGAGTGATTCGAGCGCTGGCCCCGTAAATCCGGTACGCGTGTGTAGTTCTGCCAGCGCTTTGCTCACATCCTCAATGGACGCGGGCACATTCGCGAATACGTTTTTCGCTGACTCTCCAAGTGCTTCCAACGCTGGCCCGGTCGCCCCAGTCTGAACGCGGATGGTGTCCATCATGCCGTCGAAGTCGGAACCGATCTTGTACAGTTCCTTCCCTATGGCCGTAGCGCCAGTCGCCGCACCAATGGCAACCGCGCCCCACACGCCGCCGATCTTGTCGCCCACGTAATCGAATAGGTCAAAGTTCTTTACGGACTGGGTGACCTTATCGTAGATTTCCGAAGACATGCCTGTCATGCCTTCGGAAAATCCCGTGATATCGGAGCCGATCTTTAGTAGGAGGTCGAACGCCATTTTAGTTGGTCCCTGCTGCGAGCTTCTGCACTTCGTGCTGAAATTCCTTCGGGGTAATCATGCGGTCTGACAGCTTTTTTTCAAGCCGTGCAAGTCGCCGCTGTTCTCTGCTCATCGCCTTCGGGTCAGCCTGCTTAACCTTCGGCGGCGGTTCGATCAGGTTCGGAAATAGATCGTGAGGTTTCAGCAGCGGCGTAGGATCATCAGGCTTGCGGTACTGCTGCGAGCAGATCTGATGCGCCACTGGAGTTATCAGCGCCTGCCGATAGTAGAAGATTCGCGCTTGGATTTCGCCGAGCGTCATGTCCCAGAAGTCGGCGGGGTCGATGCCAGCGATGCATGCGCGCGCATGCAGGCTGATCCATTCCGTGTCGGAGTCGCCTATGTCGCGGGGTTCGTACTCGGGCTCTGGTTCGTTTCTGCCGTTGCCGCCGTCGTACCGGGCAACGGCATATGAGGGAGGCCCTTGTTTCCGCGATTGGTCGCTAGGAACCACGCCAGCACGCCGGACGATAGCTCAATTAAGTTGAGCAATTGCGTGGTGAACTCTTTGCATCCAGTCGTAGGGTGCTCCGATTCAGTGGCACCGCATTCGCACGTGTCCGCTTCCGCCAAAAGCTGATCATCGTACACGTAGCCTGGCCGCGGCTTGCGCTGTGAATCCCATTTGATCAGCGAATCGGCAAGGCACTGATACAGGACTCCCGGCTCCATCGCGCGGGGGTCCAGTTTTTCTTTCATGACGTCGATGCCGCGGCGCCGCAATCGTGCAGCGGCGCCAGCGGTGACCATAACGCGAACCTCCCGCCCGTCGGTTAACTCCAGCGGTACAGGTTCGATAATGCTGATGGGTTGGCTCATAGAAGTTACGCAGCGAGAGCGGACACCAGCGAGCCCACTGCGGTAACGCCGCTGGTCAATTCGAGTTCGACCGTTGCCATCTTCTGGCCTTCGGTCGTGCTGTTCTCCGGGGTGTAGGACTTGACCTGTGCGGAGAAGTTCTGCCCGTAAGGCACATCCCACTCTGGGAAGATGTCGAAGCAGTTCAGCACGGTGTTTGTGCCTGATGCCGCACGCAACTGGTATTGCGCAGGGCACAACAGATTCTCGTAGAACTTGAGAGTCACACTCGAGAGCGATTTGGTGGCGCGGACTTTCTTCGGGATGTACTGGCCGGCCTGTCCGTGGTGCGGGGTTTCATCCGACTCGCGCGTTTCAACCGGATGCCCGACCTCGGTGGCGAGTTCCAGATTGAAGCGGATGCCAGACGGCAGCTTGTACGCGAACGTGCTGCGAAATTGATAGATGGTGTTCGATGGCATGGTGTTAGTCCCTCATGTTGACGGCCATTGCAAGCACCGCCGCGTTGCTGCCCAACACTGACATCTGGCCGCCCAGCGTTGCCCACCCTTCGGACGGCAGGAGCGCCACGCCCAACTGCGTCCCGGTCAACGTCTGCGTGATGTTCTTCGCGCGGTTGTGGCGGTTCGGCTGAGCCGTGATCGTACAGGTGTATGTCGTGTTGGTCGATGAATTGTGGAAGATCACGATTGTGCGATCGCTGATCTGGAAGGTGGATGCCGAGCTTACATCGATGGGCGTCATCGTCATCGGCACACCGGAATAATCGTCCGCCCAAAGGCTGGTACCTGTTGCCATATGTGTTCTCCTTTGTTTTTCTGATTACGGGGTGTCGATGAACCACGCATTGACGGTGGCCGCGCCCGCGAGATTGATGTAGCCGTTGGCATCCGCCCACGCTTCGTTACGCATCGGCACGCATTGATAGCCGAGGCCAGCGCTAGCAGCCGACGCCAGCGTTACGGGCACCGTGAGCGCACCAGATGCGCCTGCCTTGCGTCCGTGCTCATCCTCCGCGCTGGTGATTGTGACCAGCGCCGTTGCGTTGGTAACCGTGTTCTGGAGCACGAGTAGACCGTGCCCTCCGCTGAAGGCGAACGTTACGCCAGTGGTCACCAAAGTATCGGGTGACTTGGCTTGGATTGCGGCTTGGCTCGCCTCACTGAATTGAATTCGTGTAGCCATATTTCTCCTTTCTAGAAATCAGCAAACGTGTATCGCGCCCGCAGATCGGCGAGCACTGCTCTGTATCCATCTCCCATCGCCTTGAGTGCGGCGGGTCCTGCCTGATGCACTGCCTGTTGCATCACGGGCCTTGCAGCAAATTTCTTTGTTCCGCTTTCGAAGATGCGTGCCAGCGACATGCCGCGCTTTGCGCCGCTGCGCTTGCCCCATTCCACGTACAGCCCGCGCGGATTCTCGCGTGTGCGGATCGAAGGGCGCTTACCCTGCGGTGCGCCTGTAGGTATGCCTACCAGCGCTTGGCGCTTCTTGCCTTGAACCTTTGATAGATCGGTGAATGCAAACGCCGCATCAGACACAGCGCGCGGCCATCGCTGGCTAATGGTTCGCGATGCAATGGAATCGCGAATGATTTCCGCCGCGGGTCCGACTACCTCTCTATCGATTGACCGGATGCCGCTCTGTTCGCGCTTGCCTTCCAGATGCTCAAGCAGCCCTTCAACCTCATCCTCCAGTTGCTTGACGCCTTTCCATTCGGCGCGGATAAGCTTGCCAGCCTTACCCCGTTCAGCAACATCGGATCGGCGTAGCGCGGGAACTCTGCGCCGCCAGGCTGCAAGGTTCTCAGCGCGCCCCATCCGACACCTTCGGTTGCATTAGAATGGGGTTGATCATGAGAAAGCCAAAAGTCACTACTCGCCAACTGCCAGATGCCAACGACTTGTCGAATCTCCCATGGCTAAACTGGCTCGGATCTGGTGGGAGTTCGGACCATTCGCCACTGCGCCACGGGCTTGTGATTTTCAAAAATACCGGCTCAAAACGTAGGCGCGTATCTATCGATCTGGCACCTGATGGTTCAATCACACTAAAGACCAGCAAGGCAAGCTCTCGCGCTGGCGATATATCGGCTGCCTGTATCAATCTGCCGTAACGATCTACGCCACCGTCTCAACCACGCTCAGCGTGTCGCACAGACCGCCCGTCCATGTGTACTGTCCGACGTGATTGAGTTGCCCCTGTGGGTCGCACCAGATATGGTGATCGCACGTGCAATCGTCCGGGTGATCCGAGTGCAACTGGTTCCACAATTGACAGAAGAATGTATCTTCCGTGTGCGTGTGACCGTTGACGACGGCTACCTCAAATAGGTTGTGCGACTTTGCCTCCCCCACCATGCACGCGCGCTCGGGCGTAGCAGCGATTATCTTTTCCAATGCCGCGCGGCGGATGGCAAAGAAGCCCGTACCGCTGGCTTTGACTTTTACAAAGCCAGTCCTTGGGTGGACAATCGGGATATACCGAGTTGTCCCCAACTGAACATCCATGCGAAATATCCGCCGCTGGATAAACTGCCATGCGCTTTTCCATAGCGGCTGCGGCTGCACCTCAACTATGGTTTTCCCGATCCAGTTGGTATGTACCCATTTCGCGTCATCGAGTGGGTCAGACTTCTGCGGATACGTGGCCACCGCTATGTCGTGCCCGCATGTGATGAGTCTAGAGAACTGCTCCCACGTCCAACCCATATCGCTGTCGATGAACACCAGCGGGTCGTAATCTGTTTCCAGAAACATCTGGACGTAGAGGTTACGCGCGATGGGCGTGTTAAAGTTGTGCATCGGTTCCGAAATAAAGCAAGGAACCTTCAGCGCTCCCAGTTGATATGCTGTCGCCGCCAACGAAGCGGCATACTTCGGGCACACGTCCTTGTAACAGGGCGTTGCGATGTAGGGCTTATTAACCATGAATGATTTCGTAGAGGTGCTGTGCGATCCACTCTTGCTTGTCGAGGTCCTTGAACAAGGTGCCGCCGCTCAGAAATGACTGCACTTGAATCTGCTTGCCGTTCGCCAAGGTGACACCGAACTGCTTGGCCTCGAACAGTTCGAGGATGGCGTCGGATTCTTCAATGGCATCCGTCATAGAGCCAGCCGTCGCCGCGCTCGTGATGCTGTTGACGCCGAACAGAAACGAATACTTGCGCACCGTGCCGGATTGCGCGGGCGATAGCGCAGACATGGATGCGTAGCCGATGGTGGTCTGCGGGTGCCCGGTGCCCTTCGGTACGCCGTCTTCGATGTATACAGACCGGGTGCCGATGACGCCGCTGTTCTGGATGCGCTTGATCATCGCCTCCATAATTTCGACCTTCATCTATGCAACCCTCACCGCGCGGATATCCATCGCCACTTTGCTGCCGAGAATGTCAATCGATGCGATGCGCCATGTCTGCGAATTCCATGTGATGCTCATGTTCTCCGTGAACGCTGAGCGATAGCGCACGCGCCACGTGTCGATGGACTGCACGCCGTCGCCGCCCTGCCTCGCGAAGTCCCTGCTGGTTGCTGAGCCATCGGGGTTGAGTTCAGCCCATGCTTTACCCACGAGCGTTCCATCTGTGGTGGCCTCGTTCAGCGCATTCGCGCCCGTAGGCGCGGAGATAACACTGATGCGCTTCGTTGCGCGGCCCTCATCAAATACAAACTCAGGCATGGACGTTTTCTAGGCTGAGATACGTAAACACTGCTGGCGGAATCGGCTTCTCTGCATCAGCGCGCCGATAGCTGTGTGTGATCAAAAGCTTCATCGCCTTGATATAGCCGCTTGGAATTTCTTCGGGTGTGTCGTACCCTGCCGTGTACTGGATCACCACGCCATTGACGGCTGTCAGCGTCAGCGAGGGCCACACGTAGCCGCGCTTGAGCACAATACCGCCCGGTGTTGACTTGGTGTCCACCTCGTAATAGTCGGTGCTTAGCGTGTACTCCGTGCCGTCTTCCGCCGTGTACGTTACGCTCTGAACTTCGATCAACGGGAAACGCGGAAGCGTAATACGCCGATGGCATCCGAAACCATCCATGGATAACTCCAAGGTTCGGACTGGCAGGCACTCGCCTGTGTGGCGCTCTACAAACTCCCGCGCTTCCGTGATCAGGCTCAGCAGGTGGTCATCATCGTCGGATGAATCCTGCCGCACCTGTAGAGCCGCGTCTGCTAGCTCGATCGGCTCCCATGTGGGCGCTACGATTACCCGCGGCTCTTTATACATCGTCAGTACTCCCGCCACTTCACGACGATCACTATCCGGCCCGTCATCGACGACGCGCGGATGGTGAAGTTCTTGGTTGTGCCGTTGCCGCGGAGTTGGTAATCCGCGATGTTTAGCGTGGGGGCGGCACCCGCTGACAACGGGATTGTTGGGCCACAGGCCGTCCCAGATCCCGCGTCGGACGTGTGCCAGGCGGTTGCCGTCGCCGCCGATGCCACGCCCGGGTTATTGACGGCAGGCGTGACCGCTGTGCCGCTTGCCGCTGTGCCGTTGCAGGTAAAGGTAATGTCCGTAGCCGCGGCAGTGCTAATGAAGGCTTCGACAAACTCCACAGTCTTGGCACCACTCGCCGGCTGCTGAATCGTGCAGGCTGTCGTTGCCGCCGATGGCGTTGTGTCACACGTCGCTGTGTACGTGTTGAGAATGTTCGGTTGGGCGTTGGCGATCCAGCCCGACAGAATCGCCAGCCATGTTAGGACCGCCAAGCGTTTCATCGAATCTGTACCACCTTGATGTAGTCAACGCTGCCCGTCTTCGCGACGCCTTCACCGTTCTGAATTGCAAACGATGGCGTCAGTTCGGTGGCCGGGATGTTGGTCGTGTGCGTGGCTTTCAGGACGCCGTTGATGTACGAGTACACCGAACCATTGCCGTTGTGAAAGAATCCAAGCCTTACCCACGTGTCATCAACAAGCGTGCCCTGACTGGTCGATGCGGTTTCGGTGGAGGTGCCCACCGTAGCGAAGTCCAACAGCGCGTCGCCGTCGTTCTTTCTCCACCAGATGCCATCGCTTGGCTCGCTAACCACGATGCTGGTATCAAGTACCGCAAGCCCGACGTACATATCGGACTGCGTTGCATCGGAAACTTTGACGCGCGCTTCGAACCAGAGCGGCTTGCTGGCTGCGGGCAGGAAGATCTCAGAGTTCCATTGGATCTGGATCATGTCGTTATCCGCCGCCGCGTTGGTGTTCAATAGAACGCCGCACGCCGCGTCGCTGATGACGCTGGTGCCCGCGCCTGTTGCGGTTCGGGTCCATCCGATATCTGTGCCGCTCAGCTTGAAATCGTGGAAGTCATCGAAGAAGACGTGCCCGACAAGTGGGTCCTGATTGATTGCATGGATAGGGCACGTTTCCCACAGGGAAGCTCCACGAGTAGGCGAATAATCGCGGTCCCAGATAACCAAGTTGCGGCTGTTGTAGAATGTCTGCGTTCTCATTTGGCTGGCTCCTTTTTTGGAATCACCTTGCGGCGTTCAGCTTGTTGGTTGAAAAAATCGGGGCGCACCGGGATACGGTACGGCACGCCCCATTTGGCCCTTTGGTTAGTTGGTGTTGGGGATGATCAGTCGATGATCGAGAGCGTAGTGGAGGGCTTGCCGTACTTCGGTGCGCCTGCAATTACCAAGATGCCTCCCAGCACGGGCGAGTTGACGGACTCGACTGCCTTGAGCCGCACGTACTTGTAGCCGCTCGCGGAAAGCTCTTCCGGGATCACCTCAATCACGTAGATCTGGCTGGAGCCAGCCGTGGTCGTGAAGCCCGCCGAGGTCGCCGTGGTGACGGCGCCCTGCAGGTCGGTGCTGGTGACCGCCTTGTACTTGAACGGAATCGCGCTGACATTGCTGCCGCTGATATCGTCCGATGCTTCCATGGTGATGGTCGACGTGCCGGTGGTGCCGACGCCCTTGTAAATCACAAAGAGCATCTCCTGATGGAGGCTGAAATCCACGATGTCCGAGTACTGGGTGCTGTCCATGAAATCCGCGACCGGGTCCAGACCCTTGACGAAGTGAAGTTTTTCAATGAGGCTATACATGTTCTGTTTCTCCTTTCCTCAAGAGTCCCGATTACGAACGTGTCGCAAGCGCGACGAACGGGGAGGTTGTGTTGCTGCCGTTGGCCGGGGTCAGCGCGGTCTTCCACTTCGGCATGCCGTTGATGGAGTAGTTCCACTTGAACGTCATTTCGTCGTAGATGAAGCGCACGTGCATGCTCGAAGCAGCGCGCAAGCCGCCCTGTGTGATGACGAGGTATTGCGAAAGGTCGACGGCGGTAATATCGCCAACCGTGCCCAGCGTGGAAGCCTGCTCGATTGGGATCACCGGGCGCCCGTACAGCGTGGCGTCAGGCTGGCCAGCCGCGCCGTTGGACGGCAGATACACCGGAACTGCCGCGGTGCCAGCCTGGAAATACATCAGGTGCAGTTGCGGTTCGCAGTCCACGTTGATCAGCCACACCATATTCTGGCGGCTGCGGGGATGCACGCGGGCGCGCATCTTTACGATGTTTTCCCACACGATCGTGGACGCTGCCTGCCCGGTTTCAGCGGACACGCTGATGAGCGCTGGCGAGTTCAGGATGCCAAGCATCTGCGCAGCACCGTTGCCGCGAAGGATTTCGTTGTCGATGGTCCAGGCGAACTCTTCGGCGAATGCCGTGCCGAAGATGGACTCAAGCGCTGCCACGTTGCGCAGCAGCCGGTCGGACATGTAGGCCAACCCCTTCAAGTCTTCCAGGTCCAACTGATGCTTGTTGAACTTCGGACGCGATGCCGTGACGGTATCGGTTTCAGCCGCGCGATACACGCGGACGCCGCCCCAACGGGAGCCGGTTGCGCGTGAAGTCTCATCGACGTACGGCGCTTCCAAGCCGTTATTGCCTTCGCTGATCGGGATATTGTCGCAGCGGCTCAGCAGTTGCGAAGTCTCACCCACGCGCGCCATCAGCGCATCGGTGAACTGCTTACTGATGAACACGCCACCATCGGCGGGTACCTGGGCGGATGCGCCGCTGGGTGCAAGCGTTTGATACAAGCGGGGGTCGGACTTTCCGCCGAGTCCGCCGAACGTACCGTAAGGGGAATGTGCGTAGGCGATCGCCTGAAGCTGTTCGCCAAGCGTTGCCCACGGGCGATCCTGCGCGTTGTCGTGGACCTGTGCCGGAACGCGGCCACCATTGCGCCGCTCAACCGCCAGCCGCTCTTCGGCTTCGCGGATCTTGCGCTCCGCTACTTCGATGCGGGCGACTTCATCCTGTAATTCCACGATTCGCTCGCGGCGCGCGTTATACTCGTTCTCCTCTTCGCCTTCGAGCCCGATGTCTTTCAACCGCTCCAGTTGGGCTTTCTCGTCAGCGATAAGCGCGTCGAGAGTTTTCAGAAGTTCTCGCTTCTTCATGCCTTTGCTCCTTTCCAATTGCGCTCTCGCTGATTCAGATTTAAGGCGAGTGCGAGTTTCACCCGCGCATCACTGCGATGTACGGATGGTTCTTGTTGTGATTGCGCCGGCTGCTGGGTCAGTAGTTCTGCCCCCACCAGCGGGAATGGGATTGGTGATTGCTGAGCCTGCCGCGCGAAATGCTGCTCGCTCATGAACTGCGCGGCCAGGAACTTCGCCTTTGGATCGGCACCCAGCGGTACAACGGAAATTTCAAATGGCTCCCAGCCACGAGCCATCAGGTGTTTCATCGCGCCTTTCTTTTTGGGCGTGATGTCTTCCAGCGAATCCATCGCGACGCCCATCGAGACAGCACGAATGATGCCCGCCTGCACGTCCTGCCAGAATCCATCGAGGTCTTCACGCGCGGAGAATTCCAACGTGGCGTATGCTTTGCCGTTGGTGATGCGCGCGTTCGACGTCTTGCCGATGGTGCTGTCTACTGACGGAACGTGGTCCTTGAATACAGGGGCTCCCGCGTTCAGCCGATTAAGCCGTACATCTTTCGGATCGGTGCTGAATGACAGCAGGTATTCCTCGTCATTCCACATGTCGTAACGGAGGATTGGGGTGCCGCTGTAGAACAGCACATCGCGCACTCGCGCCTCGGGTTCGGTCTGCTGTTCGGGTGCCAGCAGAGTTGCGGTTAATAGTTCAGGCTGCGGTTTCATGCGGCCTCCTCTGTGGGTTGATCTTCAGTGCTGTCTTCCGCGTCATCTGCTGGCGCGTTCTCGTCTTCCGCGTCTGCGGGATCGGCGACGGGTGCTGTGGCTGGCGGCGGTTCAGGTGGATTAATGAGCCGATCGACCGGCATCATTGCGCCCTGAATCCAATAGGTGTCCCCGCCTTCGTATGGGTTCTCGTTGCGCAGCCGCCGCGCTTCGTTCGGGCTCATTTGCGCGCTGGAAATCTTGATGCTGGCGGCGTTCGCTTCGCTGATCATGTCGCCGCGATACATGGCGTTCAGGTTGAACTCAGCAAAGAATCGATTGCCCTCGATGGAGCCGAACAGCGACTTGTTTACGCGCGCCTCAATGCGCTTGGCCAGCGGACGGATACTGTGCTTCGTCCACTCAATGTCCTGATGCTCGATGTTGTTGTTTGTGCTGCGGCTCAAGTCCTGCACGCGATGCGGCGGGACGTCGTAGATGCGGCAGATCTGTTCCACCTGCAGCCGTCGAAGGTCAATCCACTGAAGATCGCGGTGGTTAATCGCAACCGTCTTGATCTCCATGCCGCGGTCAAGCACCTGCGGCGATCCTGCTGACAGCCTGTTGAAGTACTTCGCAATCCATTTGCGCAGCGACTCAAAAGACTTCTCGCTCAACGTTCCTGGGAAGCTGAGATACGCGGGCGGAATGCCGTTGTTTGCGAGGAACCGCGTCGTGTAGTCTTCCGCGTAGTAGGCAGACTCAAACGTGCGCCGATTCATTTCAATCGGCGAATACCCCATAAGCCCGTCAAAGCCAGGGCCCGGAATGTGCATCACGTCGCCGTCGTACAGAATTTCCGGTTCTGCGCCGCCGTCTTTGTGGTGGAGGTAGTAGCGGACGCCAGTGTCCTTGTCCCGCTTCACCTCAACCTTCCACGGCATCAGGAGTTGAATGTCTGTGACGTCGTTGCGCCCGTTGACATACACGCGCGAGATGCTGTTGCCGTACGTCAGAATGTGCCGGATTACCGTGTCCCAATACTCAACCGCCGTCAGTTCTTCATTGGGTGAATCGTGCAGTAGGTAATACAGGTTGTGCGAGTACGCCAGCGAGTTTCCGCCGCTTTTCAACCGCTCGTACACCTGTAGCGGACACGTTGAAAGCTCTTTCGCGTAGCGGTCGACGCATGCATACGCGGTGTCAATGCCTAGCGCGGTCTGCGGACTCACAGACGAAAGCGTGACGGGCGCGTACCAGCGCTTATCGTCGGGTGCCCAACTTTCCGACACTTCCGCGTCGCTTTCATCGCTGAGCCATTGGCGCAGTCGGGATTTGATTGACATTGGATTTGGGTATCTAGACTTTGAGGTTGTCGTAGGCGCTGCAGACTTCGCCTTCGCCCACTTCTAACTTCAGCCAACAGTGAGTAGCGTTCATCGCCGCTACCATTGGATCGATGCGATACATTGCGCCCGCGCGGTCAGGCTTCACTGGTGCCACGCGATCGTTGAACGTCTTCACCCGCAAGCAGTCAGCGGCCCACGCTTCCAGTGGTTGGTGATCGTGGCGTAGCGTGCCGTTCTGAATCATTTCGAACATGACCTTCGCCGGTTCATTCAGCCCCGCGTAGTCCTGCGTCACCGCAACCATGTCCAAGCCTTCATTCTTCAGTTCGCTGGCAAACTTCCAGGCGTTGTGCTGGTCGTAGCCAACCTGCCGAAGGTCGAACTCCGACATAGCCCAGCGCACTTTGTCCTGAATCATGTCTTGGTCTACCGTGTGCCCCGGACATTCGATCAGCCAGCCGTCGCGCACCCATGCGCGGAAGTCCACCTTGCACACGTCCGACAATTCCGCGATGCGCTCTGATGGCAGCCATGACCACGTCTTCAGATCGCCGCCGCCTTCGTCATCGGGAAACCACAAGGCGAACGACGCTAGATCCGTAGTGCTCGCCAAATCCACGCCACCGTAGCAGCGCTGCCCCATAAGCCCGCGGCTGATGTACGGGCAGGCTTCCCATCGATGCGGGTCAATTGCCTTCACACCAGCCGTCAGCGTTTCGACGTTCAGTATCAGCCGGATTACTTCGTTGATCTTTTGTGGGTTGCCCTCTGCCTGCTGAACCTCGCTCGCCAACCCTTCGTCTGAAATGAATCCGCCGTTATCAACATGAGAGGGACACGCCGCCACGCGTGCCTCTTTTGATTTCCAATACCCTGGATCTTTCTTGATCTTTTCTGGATCAGCCTGATAGATCTTGGCGTAATACCGCGCGATAATTACGCGCCCTGCAGTTACGTTCTTGGCTTGCTGATGCTCCGCTGCCCACAACTTTGATTCGTAGATGGATCCGCTCGTGGTGATCTTGATTTCCAGCGGCTCCTTCCGGCTGATCTTCATGCCCTTGGTCAACACCGAATCCAACGTCTCGTGACGCTGCTGCCCCCAGCGGTGGTACTCATCCTTGATCACTAGCGACGGCTCACAGCCATCGTTCGTCTTACCGTCCGCCGAAAGTACCTGATACTCGCCGTGCCCGTTGCGCTTCATGATGCGCTTCACTGATGGCAGCGGCTTCAGCCGCGCCTTCAATCCAGGGTTGACCTGGATCATCTCCAGCGCCGCCTTCATTACGAGGTTGGCTTGATCACGTGCGCTTGCTGCCGATACTGCCAGCGGGCTGAATATCTCATCGCGCTCGGCTTCAACAATCAGGTGGTAAAGCGGGAGTCCTGCAACCAGGAAAGTCTTACCTTGTTTTTTCGGGACACAGAGGTATGCACTCCAGTAGTAGCGCCGCCACGAGTCCGCGCTTTCCGATGTCCCGTAGATGGTTCGCAGAAAATCTCGCTGCCATGGCAGGAGTCGATACCCGAGGGGCGGATACAGGTAATTATCGAAGAAACGCTCAACCTCGCACGCTCGGCATTGAGGCCGTCCATCTGCTCGGGCGATACACCAAGTCGGGGTTTGGCAGATTGCGCATTCATCGAGCCGCCATAGGTTAGCCACATCCGTTTGCCCCTGCTATAATCCAAGTGGCCGGGAATGCGGGCTGCATGCAGATGCAGTACCCCGGAAACGGGGCGGCTCCGGCAGCTACCCACACAGAGCACGCTCCACGTCGTCCGTAATGGTTCCCTCTTCGTTCAACGGTTCAGCCGCTACCCGTGTACGCGCCGATGGCGTCAGCCCGAACTGCGTCGACCACCAGCGGATTTGACTCGCCGCGGCATCCCGCTCTTTACACGCTGGGTTCAGCACCTCATTGCCTGTTGATCCGGGGACCATTAGCCCCACTGATGCAATCACCTGCTCTGCTTCCCGCTTCGCCACGATCGCCACGACCAGTTGCTCCAGCGCGTCGCCGTCTGATTCGGTGAGCACACGCATCCGCATCAACAGCGTTGCCAGCCGCTTCCATTCTTTTTTCTGCGCTGCGTTCAGATGGCTTGGGCACTTCGGCGGCGTCTGCCGTGGCTGCGGTTCGTTGGCAGGCAATGGCCGATGGCCGCGCATGCCTTCACGGATGCGCACGATCGACGGCTTTGGTGCCGGCCCCCTCAAGCCGATGGCGCACCTCCCGGTATGTTTTCAGCGCGACACTTATCCACCATCTCGGTCAATTCCCTGAAATCACTTGGCTCCAAATTCTTGATTGACTCTGCGTTAAATGTTTCGCCGCAATCCATACACATCAGGTCGAATGATCCATCCGAATCCATGCCAAGCCAAACGAGTTCCGCATGATGAAAGCAGTTATGGTGAAACCACGATTCTTGAAAGTACTCTCCGTGGTGGATTTCGCCGCACCGACAGCGCAGCCCAACTGAACCGTCCACCATACGCACAACGCAATCCGGAGCCTGGATCGGCCCAATCAAATCGCGAGGTGCGAAGCGCTTCAGTAGCCGACAGTAAATCCAGCGCAAAATCGCTTTCACTTCTCCCCCATACGCACGAACCAGATGCTCCCCGCTGCCCAATACAGCGGTTCACCGGGGAACGATTCCGCCACCGCGCGCGCTACGCCAGGCCAGTTGATATCGTGGCCGGCGAACAGCTTCCGCGCCTTTGGCTTCCATGCCTTGATGTTGGCCAGTACGCTCACGTAGTCATGGGAACCGTCGAGGAACACCATGTCGACGTCGGGCATCTGCGGCGCCGCTTCGTTGTGATCGCAGACTACCGTGATTACCTTGTGGTGAATCAACTCCGCTAGGTTCAGCATGAATTGATGAAGGATCCTGCCTTCCTTCGCCTCCGCGTGATTCGTTTCCAGTTCAGCCGCGCTCCCCCGGAACGTGTCGACGCAATACAGCCGCTCACGTACGCCAGCCGCAAGCGCGTAGGAGGATCGGCCCTTCCACGAGCCAAGCTCCGCGATGGTGTCCATCTTTTGCGCCGTGGCGTAAAGCCACTGAAGTTCAGCGCGGTCCATCCATCCTTCGATGCGCTCGGCTGCGTCGACGGGTGATGATGTGACGGCAGTGCTCACGCGGCCCCCTGCTGAGTGAACGCAGTGCCGATGCGCCCAGGACGCACACGCTCTGCGATGGTGTTGGCAAGCGCCGGCGAATGCTGACGCACCGACTGCAACACATCGCGCAACAGCATCGTTACCCCGTGCGACTCACGCTTCCATTGGCCCTTACGCAACAGGGACACGCTGTACTCGAACTGCGCACCGCGAAAGTCAATCTCCGCGCGGACGCTGTCGTTTACGAATGTCACTGACCGCCGCCTCCGCCGTTGTCGGGCGGATCGTCCCCGCCGTTGCTCGCTCCACCGCCGTCGCTACCGCTACCGCTGGAGCCGCTGCCTGTCAGAAGGTCAATGTCGTATTCGCTCATATGGTCCAAACCTTTGGTCAGTAGTTTTTCGGATACTCGCTGGAGCCGTTCAAGTTGCCACTGCGATAGTTCCTGGACTGTGCCGTCCTGATGCCAGATGCGGACGCCGGATGCGCACGGCCCGACTCGGACGTCGTTCACTTGGCCCCCGTCGCATACGTGATACCGCCCGGCTGCAAAGCTTGCCAAATATCATCCGCAGTGATCTTCACTTCTCGCCCGTCTGTGTGCCTGACAATCAAGCAGTTGAAGTCCTTCAGTTCCAGCAGTAGGCGCGGGGACTCAATTTCGGGGCTTGATACCGCGATGCAGTTTACGCAGGTGGCCGATGACGATGTTGCATCCGCAACCACCTTCTCAAACTCTTCATGCGTTTGCGATGCCGACTGCGGTACCGCCCACACTGGCCGCGCCACCGCCGTCAGCAGCGACGCCAAGATTGCTGATCGTCGGTTCACGCTACTTCCTCTCGTGACTGCGCAAGATCGTGGACGCATCCGCGCCGCGAAAACACCAGCCCCCTCGGGTTGATCCGTTTCATCGGCGCAAACAGAAGAACGTCGTCAACATCTAATCCGTCAAACATGCTGTCGTCAGATCGGAGTAAGATCTCCGATCCGTTCGCGAACTTTATGCACCGCTGCGACAGAATGATCTTCCCCTTTGCAGACTGAATCGCTTCGCGGTGGCCGTCTATCCATTGGTCCAATGTGAACCTGGGACCATACAGCAACGCCCGATAGGGCACACCGTCTTGCGCTTTCGCTACTACGTCCATCACGCAACTTCCTCCCGTGGCACCATGCCGTGCCTGTCGTGGTCCATGCTCACGTACCGCTGACCGCGCGGGCTGGAAACGATTACGTCTTCCTTGCCCTGCTTCTGGCCGAACACCGGGGACGCCAGCATGTACCATCCCGCCCTGCGCTCTTTGTACGATTCGGGCAACCGGACATGCCCGGAGGCAACGAGCCGCTTGATCGACCGGAGCACCACCTGACGCGTCGTATTGCAGAGTTCAGCAAGTTCAGCAAGCGAAGCACGGCAAATATTCCCGTGGTACGTCCCCGCAGCCAAAGCACAGTACACCCTGAGGTCCGATCCGGTAGCTTCGGGGTCCATCCAAACCTCTGCGGGTACCCGTGAAAAGCGCGGCTTCTGGTGACTTTTTGGCACCAGATCTGTTGTCTTTTCGGCAACAGGTTTCTTTATATAAGACTGAAGATTGCTCACGCCGCCGTGCTCCCTCGGTTCTGCCGCCACCAAGCGACGTAGTTTTTCACTGCCTTGAATCGCGCTTTGGATTCGCGCCGCTCTTCACGCCGCTCGTTCACGCACCGTGAACACTCGCCCTTTGCGTTCACCGCCGCCCGATGCTTGATGCAAACCGCCGGTTTCACAGCCACTTTCGCCCAACCACCACCGGAAACACGCAAGCCGCAGCTATCGCGCTGCCCACCGCACTTGCCCCGATGCCTAGCAGAAAACCGATGCACGCTAACATGCTGATTCTAAAAATGTTGCCGAAACTCGGGATTTAACGTATTTGGCCACGAGTGGTTTCCGCCGCTTCACGCGCAGAGATTTCGCCCACCCCTCCCCTACTCTTCCTTGAAGTACACACTGCCGCAGTGCTCGCACTTCAGGTGCTTTCCAAACCGTAGATATTGCTCAGCATCCCACTGCGATAACGCATACGACGGAGGGCTAAGTCTTTTCCTTACGCCATCTACGGTCCTATAAGGCACGTAGTCTATCTTTAGCCGCCCGTACTCATCGTCATATGATTCATTGACGACTTCATAGAATGCATCGACGCCATTCTCCTTGCGCCATTTACCTTTGATCAACTGTCTAAGCCCTTTGCCTTTGCCGCTATCTCTGCCGCTGTCTTCGCCTGATGGTGCTGCTGGCATAGGCTCTGCACATTGCGTGGGTCCAGCCGTGCGCCGCCCAGGTCCAGCGGGATGATGTGGTCAAGCTCATCCATCTGGGTCACAATGCCTTCCTGCTCGCATGCCCAACACAGTGGGCCACCGCGCGGGAAGTCAATGCGCATCACATCGGCTACTGCCTGTTGCCTAAACTCTCGCCAGTCCGAGCCGTACCGTGGTGCTGCCGTTGCCCCATGCCGCTTGCTATGCCGGGCGCACTTGCCTGTGCTAACCCGTTCACTACAGCCAGGTTGTAGACAGTAGCGCGTCAAGGGTTGCTGTGTACGTGTGTGCTCAGATGCGCACGCTACTGTTACCATCGGCCTATTCCGTCCGTGCCCGGGTATCTACCATCCATGTCAGGGCATCGGTGGCTACGTGCTGGCCTTGGCGTGATCATGGCATCGAATAGCATCTCTGCCTCTGACATGTACCGTGGACGCTCATCCGTGGGTCGATTGAGTAACTCGCCTACTGTGGGGTACACATGCTGCCCGTACTGCACTGGACCGTCAGGATGGCATTCACTACACCAGCCCATCCCGCAATCGCAACTTAGCCGACGTCTCATTTGGTTGCCGCCACTTGCTCACGCTTACGGGTGAACGTCTCAGGCGGGAATAGGCTCATCACGAAACAGATGCGGTCTTCCGTATCTATGTGCTTGAGCGTCCAGCACTTCTCCGGGTTATCGGGCGTGTCGTGATTGTGTGAGTACTTCTGCCCTGTGGGAATACGGGAAGGTCCATCGCATAGTTCGATGGCTACAATGGTGCGCCGTTGGCCGATTGCCCGACCTAGCCCCGCACGGATCAACTGCCGCGCTTGAGTAGTCGTGGCGTGGTACGCAAGTCTGCCGCTCGGGTAGAGTACCCGGATTCGCTCAGCTATTTGCTGTGCCATCTATGGTTTGGGGTATGGGGCTGAAAGGCTACTGCGCTGACCGTCGGGATGCTGGCCGAGGGAGCCTGCCCATCAGCGCTGGGCTATCGTGTGATCACATGGTGACCACGTAACCACGACACCGATTGTACTCGAAGGGAAATCAAAGTACAAGGGGGTACTGATTTCGGGTTCGGCTGGCTAAAAATATTTTCGCTTTGGCGTATCTTTTCTCTTGACTATTCATTTCGCTTTGGCGTAGTATAGAGACATGGAAGGCAAACAGACGACACAGACCGAGCAACTTAAGCAGATTGCTACCATTATCAGCGCTGAATACCCCCGCACTGAAGTCCGACAAGGGAAGGTGATGATTGGCCGCAAATTTGAAATCGAACTGGGGGTTGATGGCTCGCTGATTATTGCGTCCAACCAGGGTGGAGGAATCGTTGCTGAACGCATCGACGCCAAAGATCAGGCACGCAAGATGCAGGCGCAGTTCCCGCAGTTTTCGGGCTGGAAGATTCGAAGCCGCAAGGGCGTGGAGGAACTGTGACAATGGAACAAACACTGACGGTTTACATCAGCACGGTGATGCACTTCGACGGCTACATGGTGAACTATTGCCTCGACGATATGCCGCCGCATCAATTTGCGGGTCCGTTTGCGACGGTCGACGAGGCAAAGGCCAGCGTAACGGTTCCAGTTGAATGGGCAGATCCGAACTACGAAGTTTGCGGCGATGACGTCGTGGCGGTGGGGCAGTGACCCCGCTAACAACAGCACAAGCAGCCGCCGAGCTTGGCGTCAGCGAGCGCCGGGTGCAGCAGCTTGTACAGCAGGGCATCCTGCCGGCGCAATCCATCGGCGGGATGTATCTGATCAACCCGCGTGCGCTGGAAAAGGCGCGGAAACGCCCGGATCGCCGGGGACGACCACGGAAGGAGACGAAATGACATACCAATTAACCACACAATCACCGCACAGCACGCATAACCATCCCAAACGGTTTTGGGAGGCACCTATTTCCGATGCCCGATTGGGGTTCGTTGGGCGCTCTGCTGGGGCGTCAGAGGTAGAATCTGAAGAAATCGCCCGCCTATTCGCCGCAGCGCCTGACCTGCTGGCCGCACTGGAACGAGCCGTTCCCGCTTTGTGGCTTGTCGCTACTAGTGGGAATGCGGATGCGGTCGCAATCCACGATCAAGCCGTTAACGCCATCGCCAAGGCAAGGGGGACCGCATGACGGACGAATTGGCTGAAGCGCTGAAACTCTATGCGGAGGATCTCCGCAACGGCAAACTGCCCGACCTTGGGCGGTTGGAGTGCGAAACGCGGATAGTGCATGAAGAATTACTCAGCGAGGATGCACGCCGCCAATCGACAATCGATGAGCAGATTGCCGAACTGCGGGCGCAAGTCGCACGGCTGCGGACGGCGCTTGAGATGACATTGCCCATCATGGATTGGTCGACGGACGAGGATCGTGCCACATACGAAGCGGCTCAGTGGGCTGTAAGCGTAGCCCTTGCCGACACCGAACCCGCCGCCGCGTGGCTGGAGCGACAGCGCAAACTGGCCGCTGCGGAGGAATTGGAGCGGCTGCACGGTTGGGTTCGAGACGGCAGGGAATACGACCGGGACGATGCTCGTGACGAGATTGCCCGCGCATGCTGGAATCGTGCCGCCGAACTGCGCCGGGAGGCTGGTGCCTAATCCGCTAGGCATTCCAGCCGCATCCTCAGGCTATGCCCGGTAAACTAGGCACCGTGCGGTTACTTCGCCGAATGTGCGCGTGCGGTTACTTCGTGATATGCTGCACCTGTCTGTTTCATTTCCCCGCCTGCCGCCTGGCTCCAGCGCTGGGCGGCACTCCAGGCGGGGTTGCGAGATTTTAATGATACACTTCGCGCGCTTTTCGAGTATATAGTTCATAGAACGCAAGCGCTTCATCGGCGCGGCATCGAGAGCATGATGGGTAACAGAAAAACTTACCACTCTTCAACGTTTGCGAGTGCTCGATGCATCCACGGTCAATCGCGTGACGTAGCGCTGATACCAGCTTCATAACGCATTCCTCTATTCCCCGTGCCCGTCTTGTTTCCAAAGCAGCATAATCATAAGCTCCGTCTAAGACGGCCTGCAAAATCTCTGCGACCGGCTTATCCATGAGATCTTCGCATTTGTACTCCCTAAGTATCTCTGCAGCTTTTAGTCGCTCCAATTAGCCCCCTTTTCCTATACTCCCACCGGAACACTGCCCGGTACATGCCTCTCTGAACTCCGCGCTAAATACAGGTTTACCGCATTTGCTTGAAAGGTCTGCAAAACCTTCAACTAAGAAATGGACCACATGCGCGGGTTTGATTTCATCGAAATGCTTACCCAGTTCAGATCAGGAAACGCTAGCCGTTTCCCCCTACGCTCAGCGGCAAGTTGCTCCTCGACGCAATCGACTCCCGGGGCTCGCTTAGGGCTTCTCAGCCGCTCGCAATCTCGCTGGAATGGCAGGGCATCTTCCACGAACTGCCGAAGCGCTGGACACGCTTCAAACCACTCGCCGTTGCAGCGGAATCGGTCGAACAGCCGATGCAATTTGCCCTCCAGCTTAAACCCACCATGCAGCCATAGTCTCAACTTGGCCGGGACCGGGCAGGTTGTTTGGATGCCCTCAACCCTGCCATGTAGACCCTTTGACGCCCCAATCTTGAACCGATCTATCCCGACGGCCTCCACCACGTAGATATAGCCCGATTCGCTATCATCCACATGCTTGGCTATGATCCGAATCGCCTCCCTAACTAGTTGCTGCTCGCGCTTGGGCAGTTCGCGTTTTTGTACACGCTTTGTACATCCGATCTGCACTTTTGCCGTTTTTGCCATGTCTCTCTTATTATACTTTCAGTAACTTACAGAGTCTATACAGATGTGAAGAGTTCGAACCCCACTACCCACCCCAAACTCCACCCCAATAAAATCAAGCATCCCAAGCAACCCTAAGCGATCTGTACCGTTTTTTGTACACGGCGGGAAAAGTCCAACTTGGACGTCGCGGCGTCCAGAATGCGCTGCATAGACCGGACCCATGGTGCGTAGTGGCGCTCTGTGGTCTTGATACTCGAGTGCCCGAGAAGCAATTGCACTGTCCGCAAGTCCTCGCCGTTCTCGAGCAGCCCCACGCTGAACGTGTCCCTGAATCTGTGCGGGTGGCCGTCCGTGATACCCGCATGCTTCATCAGCCTGTCAATGGATCGCTGAGCGCCGCCGATTGCCGCCTTGACCGACCCCTTGCCGCTCCAGAAGAAATACTCCCCGGGTTGCTCGAGCGCTGAGAGTGCGTTCAGTGTGGCGGTATTGAGCATGATGTACATCGGCTCCCGGGTTTTCATGACCCGAATCAGGCAGCGTCCGGTCTGCATGTCTACCGCCGTGCGCCGCAGTGTGACCGTGTCCGAAATGCGAAACCCGGTGTAGAGCATGACCAGCGCCCGGGCTTTGGCAATCCGGCGTGTCCGCTCTACCGACTTCGGGTTGCGGTCCGGCATCGTGTCGCACGCTTCCAGTATCTTGGCGATCTCTTCCCGGGTGAATGGCAGGGTCGGAACTCGTTCTTCCCGAGGAGGCTTGATCATCTTTGCCGGATTCGCAGCCAGCCATCCAACACGGACGCAGTAGTCGCAGAATCCGCGTAGCGTTTCGAGTTCTTTCCTGCTCGTCCCTGCCGCAATGGTCCGGGTTGACCGATAGCGCCCCAGGAAGTCCGCCGTGAGTTCAGCGACTCTAGCATCCGGGGCGAAAGCAATCAGGTGATTCAATTGAGCCGTATATGCTCGCAGCGTGCTTGCCGCCAAGCGCCTGTCGGTGCAATCGAGGATATATCGCCTCACCGCTTCGTCCAATCGCACCACGGGGCTCCCAGCATCGGGGTTTTGCGTCCTATCCTTCAGCCGCTTCTGTGCCCGTTCCCAATTCCGCGTCTTCATCGACTCGCGGATCGGCGGCACGTCTTCACTGATGCGGCCATACGCCCAGATCGGGCAGGAGCACTTTGTGTAGCCCGGCCCCTTGGCCCGGTGCTTACAGGTTTTCGAATGCCGACGATAGAGTTCCGCCACGTCGGAAATCATACTACCTGGAGCGTTCATCGTGGAAGCGCTTCGCCAGCGATTCAGGTATGCGCAGACTCACGTAAGCGCGCTTGCCGCGGCGATGGTGGTTCCCGATCTTGAGCACCCCGGGTTGATCTTGGAAGATTCGCCGCACCGTGGTTGAATCCAGGTGCCACAGGTCCGCGAGTTCTTCCGCTGTGTAGTGCTTTTCGAGTGCAAATACTTCTGCCATTGCTATTCCTGTTTTGCCTCCGGCGCGATCACCTGGCACGTTTGCGGCTTTCGAATCAGTATTTCCCGTAGCGATTCGTTGGTAGCGATGATGCCATCGACGACTTTACGTTGCCATCGCCGTACTTCCCGGTATGCCTCAAGCAGCCTGAGTAGCCGCTCCCGCCTGATGCTCGCCCGTTTCCGCCGCATGCGGTCGCTCTGCCATTGCTTACTCATTACGTGCCACCCACGGGACCGCGCGAACCAGTACCATGCCGTTCGTGCAGATTGTGCAAGGAATCGACTCACGCAATAGTTCGATCACCTTTGTTCCGAGGCATGCCGGGCATGTCTCCCAATACGTCTCAACCGCGACGTCCGGCCCCGACGCTAGATCCACGCCGATTTGGTCGCTCTGCCATTGGCGGCTCATGCGGTTTCGCCTTTCCGTTTATGCCGTGGCTGCTTGCCCCCAATTAGTTCACGGTGTAGTGCCGCGATTGAGCGATACACGCGGTTTTCAGTTCGATCTAATGGTTCCCACTCTACTGGTATGTCGTGGCCGACCGCTAAATCCTTAAGGAAAGCGTAAATGGTTCGGTCCTTGGAATTATTGGATCCCCGCAGGTGCTTGATTAAATCCAGCACGTCGTATTGCCAGTCGAGCAGTGGCTCGTATCCGCGCTGCTCCCAATACTTTCGATTCTTTTCACGGTCAATCATTGAACCCTCACCGCCGTATCTGTACTGCTCACCCCAAAGCACACCACATTGACCAGTACCGGCCATGATGGTGTCGGCAGAAACACCGGAGTCCCCACCGGGTTGTACTTCTGCAGAAAGCTTGGCCGCTGCCCGCTCGCCAGATACACCCGCACATCAATCACCGTGCACACCGGGACTCGCAGCGGCCACTTAGCCAGCGGTACTGATGCGGGGCGGACGTGCGGCACAGCGGTCACGGTGTAGCCCACAGGCGTTGGCTGAATCGCCGGCCATGCGGGGATGGAGGTAATCACCTGCCCTGTGCCGTCTGTGGCCTTGGTGGGCTTGGTGGCCACGTTGCCGAGCATCTCTGGCGGGGCGCCGGATCGGCTGAAGGTCACGTCGTAGTACTTGCCTGAGAAGCGGTAGGAGCCTGCCGGGTCCTGTGCTTGCGCCGCGATTGCGAGTAGGAGAATCAGCCGCATTGCGCCTCCGGTGGGTCCAGTTCATCGGCGCGGTCGTCGCACATATCAGCAGCGCGTTCGTAGGTTGCGCTCTCCGTGGATGCGCAGCAATAGTGCGACATGCGGCTACCCGCGAGCCAGCGCATCTTGTCCCGCATCTGCCGCAATTCCGCCGCCACAGCCTTCGCGGTGCGGGCGGGTTCGCCTGCGATGTGCCGTGCCTTCTGGTGCTCGCTTTCTTCGATCGCCGCAAGTACGGTGTGCGTGGTGTCCGCACGTAGGGTCTGAGACTCTAACTGCGCCTGCAACTCCGCAATGTGCGCCGCAAGCGCGACAAGTCGGGCGTTGGCGCTATCCTGCCAAACATACTTACGGGCAGGTGTGGGGTCATATTCCGACATCCACTCGCTGCCGTCGTACCCCATTGGCTGCGTCAGCCGCGCCAGTTCGTCATTTGGCAACATACAGCACCTCGCGTTTTGCCTGACGCTTGCGCCATTTGGCTAGCGATATCGGCATGGCGGTCTGCCAGCCGCGCCCATGCTCACGGTATTCGTAATAGACCACTTTGCATCGCTGAAACTTCTGGATTCCAGTGACGAAATGTTCCGTGTCGCGGCCCGTTATGCGGTCCCCCGCCTTCGGATTAACGCGGGGATCGCGCTTCTCAGCCGTCATTGCGTGCCTCCTTCGGCCAGTTGGTGACGTATTTGTCTTCGAACGTAAACTCCTGTTCCGCCGCCGCCTCAATCGGGGTTCCGTTGGGGTTATGTTTGGACGGATCATGAAATAGCTGACATACCGGAGATCCGGTATAGTATTCACCGTGCTTACTCTCCGGGTAATTACAGAGGGCACATATCAGGTCCGCCGCCTCAGTGAGTGCGGCAGGTGGCGGCGCGAGTGCCGTATCAATTCGACAACGTGGGCACCAGTCGTAACAAGTTTCATACGGTGAGGAATCTTCCCGATGTTTTGTGTATCGCTTTACGTGCTCCAGTGCCGCCCGCAGCCTTTCCGCTTCCGCCTTTGCCGACGCAAGCAGGACGTGGGCTTCGTCGCGTTCGCGCCGGGCATCGGCTAGTTGAATATTCGCCAGCCGCAGTAGTTCCGCCGTGCCCCGGTATAAGTCTTGGTGCTGGCGGTTGTCTCGGCGTTGGTTCTCGATTGTTTGTTCCGCCTTCCGCCAGTTGTCCCGCTCCTCCTGCCGCGACTCAATCAAGTCGCGCAAATCAGCCATCACATCGGCGTGTGTGGTTAACTGCGTGTCGTCAGGACGGGCAGATTGCAGTAGGGCCCGGAGTTCGTTGTATTGGGCACGGGTTGATTCAATCGCCTTGCATGCCTGCATATATGCCCACGTGGTTGGTTGCACCCATACGGTGCCTTGTTCGTCGGTGATCGGCTCGCGGCCAAATGCTAATTCACTTTCGAGCTTGTCCGCCCGCTGCCGCTCTGCCGCAAGCGCGGCTTCGGCGCGGCTCAGCCACACGTAGGGCTCTTTGCTACGCAGGCCATCGTCGGGCATGGGGTATGCCCAGCCGTCCGGTTGCAGTTTCTCGCTCATTCTGCGCCTGCTTTCACAACAAGATAAAGTAAGAGAAGTAGCCCGAAAATCCACGGTGAGACGACTTCTAAAACTTCGCAGATGGAAATTAGGAGCCTCATTCTGTGCCGCCGTCTTGCAGGAAAATCGGATGCTCCGCTACGAATGATTCCAGTTCCGCCCGATTGTCGCTCCAGTTAATTCCGGTGTTGCCGCCATCGCGAGATAGGATGAACCGGGATACCGGATGCCACCCCTGCGCCCCTGCCTTGGTCAGCGCCTCGCAGCAGAGGCGATCAAGCACGGGTCCTGCCGCCATCGGCTCATTCGGCATCGCGGGCCTCCGCAAGTAATACCTGTTCCCATTTCAAGAACAGACTCCACACGTCCCCCATGTGCTCCAAGCCACCGGGAGTACCTACGCCGTTTCTGGATGCCTCCTGTTCGCGGTACACGCGCATAATGGCGAGTATTTCCTTGCAAACTTGGTTCACGCGCCCTCCTTCCCGCCGTCCGCCAGCCATGCGGCCAGGGCGGCGTTAGTTCGCTTTTGTGCTGCCGTAAGCCTCGGCCAACCACGATCGGTTTCTGTTTCAGCAATTTCCCGTTCCGCCACCAGCGCCTCCACCAGCGCCAGCAGGCGGGTGTATTCGTTGCGCATGGTGGCGATTCCGTCCAAGTCTTGATAGCGCGGTCCATCGGCAATGAACTGATGCCTATCCACCGTGTGTAGTCCACAATTACCCGACCACGGTGCTCGCGTCATCCGCGCTTCCATTGCGCGGCACGCCGCTAGTTTCTCCTGCGTAGTCATGCTGCCCGCCTTTCCTGTTTCGCTCGCTGGCCCTGCCGCCAGCCCTCCAAATAAGCCCGCCATGCGTCCGGTACGCCGTACCAGTGCGGTTTGTTGGCTATGCCATGCACGCGCGCGCTGTGGCGGTCCGCAAGCCCATCCTGATACCCATGGCGAGACGCGCTGCGTAGGTCGAAGGCATATTGCTGGCGATTCATTGGTCGTCCCTCCGCGGTGGCATGCAAAAGCACCGCTTGCTGCCCTGGTGTACGCTCTGCGTTCGCCAGTCAACACGATGCTCAAGCTCGACCGCTTGATCTGGCGTCAGCCATTCTTTCTTCGTCCAACGGCGCCCCTCGCGCGTGGTCATCTCCGAGTGAAGGGCATAGACGCTGGTGTATCCGCATCCGCCGCACGCTTGGCATTTGCCTTCCATTGGCGGCGGCGCTGTGGCTGGGTCCGGCACTTCGCCAGCAAGAGCCACGATGTCCGCGCGCGTTGGAACGAATTCGCTATTGCGGGTCCATCGGTCCATGATGGCCTTGACGTGCTCCATCGACCGGGCTTCTTCGCAGGTGGTGAAGATCAACATCTTCCACGCGGATTCTTCCAGGTCTGTAAACTTACGCTGCGATGCCAAGTACGCGGTACAGATTGGCTCTACATCGTCCATTGCTAGCATGCGATCTCTCCTTTCCCGGCCTGTTGATCTTCACCAACGACACGAACGCATCGACTTCCTGCTTGCTGCCGAGCTTTGGTGGTGCCTTGCCGCCACGGGGTGGAGGTGGCGATCCGTTTACTGGCGGCATGCGAAGGTAGCAACGATCTTCAAGCCACTTCGGCAAGCCTGGGACAAAGTCAACGTCAACTTTCCATTTGTCAGACGCGCACCATGCGGCGTGGCATTCGTCAACTTGGAGAAGCTTAGATGCAGCATGTTCCACTGGCTGGCTTTCGACCTGCCGTAGAATCCACTGCATGACCTGGACGTACCCGCCGTTCCGCGGATGGCGCGAGCACCAGTGATTTGCCCATTCATCGGGAGACTTACCGCCCACCTTCAGCGCGTCGTTCGGGTCCAGAAAATTCGAAGTAACCTTTTCTTCTTTCTTCGGTTCTTCGTGTTCTTCGTGTTCTTCGTATATCTTCGTAGAACAAAAGTTGAACAAACCGTCAACACCCTGTTGGACGTTTGCTGAACTTTTGCTGCCGTTTTGTTCAACAATTTGTTCAACAAAATTCTTCCCAGAACGCGCCCGAAAGCTAGCCTCTCCTGCTTGCCGCCTAACCTCAGAAATGTGGCTATCTCTAACCATTCTGCGGGAATAGATGGCCCCTGCTTCGTCACGGCTAAAGGTTCCAGCTTTCTCCATTTCGGACAAGCAAGCCTGAATCTGACGCGGTTGAGCGCCTACAATTCTTGCGAGGCTATCTACCGACATAGGCTCACAATTTTCGTGAACCAGGAAGCCCCGTTTAGGAGATTCGT